CTTTCACACCGCTCTTTTAACGGACCATAAAAAGTACCATCTAGCTCTATAATGTAATTGTTCTCATGTTCAAATAAGAAGTTCCATACAGAACCTAAAGTAAATTTACTATTAAGTTCTGTACACTCTTCCTTGAATCTAATAAAACTAAATCCAAGTTGCTCCATCAGAAAGGACAGTCTCCCGTATCATCTGGTGTTATTTCATCCTCAAAATTCATCCCACTAAATTTATTTTCACTTGTATTACCTTGATTATTGTTATTAACTTGTCCTATAAATTCAAATGAATCTACTACTATATCAGTTGTATATCTCTTAGTTCCATCTTTAGCATCATAACTTCCTGTTCTTATACTTCCTGTTACTGCTAGTTGTCTACCTTTAGTTAAATATTGTGCTATTGTTTCACCAGTTTTCCCAAAAGCTATACAGTTTATAAAATCTGTTTCATCTTTCTTAAATGGTCTTGTTACTGCTAAAGAAAATCTTGTTACCGCAGTTCCTGTTCCTGCTGCATAATTCAAATTTGGATCCTTTGTAATTCTTCCGATAAGTATTACTTTATTGATAAGTCATTCCCCCTTCTTATTCTCAATGAAGCTTTTTGTTGTATTATCTTTACATTGTTAGTCCATTTTTTAAAGTCCTTATTTTTTCTAACTATAAATATTTCTCTTTTCAATTCTTGCTTACTTCTTCCACAAGCTATTATGTGATTAGTTCCCCTTTGAACCATTACATACTTAAACCATGGAAAGCATAATCTAAGGTATGTTCTAAAATCACAATCTCTATAATTAACATCTTTTTCAGTTTTTCTTCTGATGTATGGCTTTAAATATGCACTTCTATACTTCCTCATTGCTTAATTCCCCCTTAACTTTCATAATTTAATTCAATATATCTATTTAAATCCTCTAGTCTTTCTTGACTGTTTATCATGTCATTAGTTATAGCCTTAATATCTTGCTCTATTTGAGTTAATTTATCTAACACGACACTTATATCGTCATTATCCCTAATCGCTTGTTGTGGTATGAATTTGAGCGTTCCAGATAGTGTCGTACAGTAAGCATAGGTTTTATATAAATCATTTTTATCTTTATCCTTACCTATATACTTCTTAACTTTATATTGTCTTTCATCTGTTTCTATAAAATAATCTCCTAATTTAATCTTCACTAGGTAATTCCCCCTTATATAATTTCATCCATTCATCTAAAGTCATTGTTACGAGCCATTCGGACCTATCTTTTCTATGGAATACTACTCCTAGTTCATTCTCTTTCTTATCTGCCTTAGCTTGGCTTATGGCATCATATATATTAAGTCTTTCTACTCTCTTACATTCAATGTGAATACCAGGTAATCCAACTACATCTGCATCACCATTAGCACCACAATATTGTTGTCCTCGCCTTGTAGAATATCCATACTCTTTTAGCTTAGAAGATAGTTCTCTTTCTCCTCTAGCTCCTTTTTGCTTACTGTTAGTCACTTAATCACCTCTTTACTGAAATTGACTATTATATGAGAATAGAAGCATATAACCGTAACTGAATTTACTTCTATTCTCCTATATTATTTTTAGTTATATATAATCTCTTAAAATATTAAATATCTTGTCAATGTCCTCATGCTCTATGAAGTTCCATTCTATTTTTTTGATAACTGCTATCTTTCTTTTATAATCTTCTTCTCTTTCATGTTCCTCTAAATCTAAAATTATATATGATGCAATGCCACAAGCATTTACTTCTCTTAAAGTATCTACATAATATTTAATTCCATAAGAAGTTGTTATATACTTTGAGCCTATAGTTTTTACAGTAGTTTCTATAATCCTACTACCAAATCTTCTATCAACCCAAATCCATATTTTTTGGCCCTTCTTAATATTTTTCATAACTCTCCTTTACTTCCCTCTATAAGATTTACATCTTATCCTACTCATTCTTTTATTTTCTTTAAGCCTATTCTCTGCTAAAAAGCTATCTGCTTCTAATTTTCCTTTTTCTCTTAAGTATTTTCTTCTTTCTATATCTTCTAATGTCAGTAACATCCATTCGTGAGGAGTTCTTTTTCTCATATTAATCCTCCTAACTATTCTTTAACTCTACTCTTAACCACGTCAATTTACTTCTAAGTATCTCTATATCTAGTCTTAAATTCTCTATAGCACTTATACAAGTATAGTAATCACTTTCTGCTATGTCTCTTTTAAGTCTTAAATCTGCTATCTTTTCATTTCCCCTTACTAGATCATGTATTATAGTAGTTGGTACTTTCTCTAATCTAAGTTTTAATATTTCTTTTCTTACTTCAACTCTATAATTTCTTTCTGCTTCTGCTTTCTTTATAGATAGAGTTTTTAATTGTGTATTACCTCTAGTTAATGCTTTTTTGGATAATTCTATCTGCTCTATTATAATTTGTGGATTCATATAAAATCTCTCCAACTCATACCTACATCATGCATGTAACACTCCATACACATTCCCCATTTTCTTAAATAGTCTTGACTATATACACATCCACATTCAGGACAACAATTTCTTTTCTTCCATCTTGCTACCCTTAAAGCTTTTCTATCTTTTTTCTTAGGCATATATCTTTTCATTATTCACCCTCCAGTATCAATCTACCACCCATGCATTGCCTTATTACATCCTCCCTAACATATTTACCCTTCTGTAATGTTAAAGGCTTTAAAAGCTTATTTAATGGCTTATCTGCTATCTCTAAAACTTCTTTTATTTCTTCTCTAGTTAAATACGGTTTATTCCATAATATTTCTAACCAGTTCTGAAACTCTAATTTTATTTCATTATCAAATTTCTTATTAAAATGTACTCCTACTTTATGATCTCTATGGTGCTTATTACATAGATAAACATGATTTAATTTACAATTCTCTAGCGGCTTACATTCTGACCTATATACTCTATGATGTAATTCAACTCCATAGCTTGTACCACATACTTTACAAAAATGTATTTCTTTAATCATTTATATACCACTTACCTCTTATTTCATCTATTGTTACAAATACACTTGATTCATTTGTTGAAGTGATATTCCCCGCTCTTTGAGTTATCGTAATCATCCCATCATTTGATTTTTTAAATTTATATTTAGTAACTATATTTTCTATTTCCTTACCTTCTTCATATGCTTTAAACGCTTCTTGGAAGGTGTATTCTTCCCTTTTCAACTTATATAAATTATCTTTATTAAAATTCATTATTTGTGAGTTATTATCAATTTTACTTCTCACACTTATATTCCCATTAATTGAACACTTTATAATTTTTATATCACTTTCCCAAATTTGTCCTTCTTTTATATTTGCTATAACCTCTTTAAATGTTAATTCTTTCATTTCTTTAACCTCCTCAAAATAGCCTCCAAGATTTATATTATGTTTAAAAAAATCTTCTGCTGAATCATATCTACAACTTTCACTTCCATCCTCCCATGTAGTTCTTCCATCTTCAAAAATATAAATCTTACCTTTGTATGCACTAGCTCCTGGTGCAATTAGTGAATTTTTAGTTTTTATGCATTTCAATTTAAAATCCATTTTTATCTCTCCTTATTCCTTCATAAATTTTTTCAATCTATAATTACAATCTTCCTTAAATGTAAGGCTAAATCTTTTCCCTGTAGTTTCTAATATCCTTCCTCCTAATGCTTCATCAAGTTCTAAAAGCATATTAGGAGTACATTCACTTGATATTATTGTTGGAAGGTAATTTAAATATCTATAATTAAGTATTGGATATATATGCTTCATATCTGTTTCACTTAACTCTGCTGCTATTCTTCCCTTTTTAACTTTATCTTTAAATAGATCATCTATTATTAAAACTTTTGCCTTTGTATATCTGCTTAATAATTTCTCGTAATCTTCCTGGTACATAGCTAGTGCCTTTAGTTCTTTTATAACTTCCAAGTAAGGCATATAAACTACTGATATTTTCTTCTCTAATAATGCTTTTCCTATAGCAAGAACTATATGAGTTTTACCTGCTCCCGGTTGTCCTAATAATGCAAATCCATTTTCCCTAGTGTCTTTTATTTCATCAAAGCTAGTTATATAATCCGCCGCTTTATCTTTAGCTTTCTTAGTTGAATCATTATAAGGCTCATATTCTCTAAGGAGTTTAATGTCTTTTAGCTTTACTCCGAAGTTTTCCCACAAGCTTTCTACATGAGCCAGTTCATAACATTCGCATCTTTTATAACCTTCTTCTCCAGCTATCCAAGTTGTATCTTTACATTTAAGACATTTATACACATTACTCGAACTGGTATTTATCCCACTTGCTTTGACTTGATTTAGTATCCTGTCTAGTGCTTCCATTCTCCCCCTCCTTGTAACCTTCTGTTTTCCAATTCTCTAATATACCTTTAAGATAAGAATAAGTTCTCTTGCTTCTTTGATTTCCTATCTCTATAGCCTTAGTTACCCACTCTATAGAATAAATTTCTACATCTGCTAGTAATTTATCTAATAGAGTTTTATTTAAAGTTCCATAACCATTATTAGTCCATGTAGACGACAACTGACGACATATTTCTGTATTCTCTTCTATCTCTAGTCTATTCTCTTCTAATCTATTCTTATCTTCTCTAGTCTTATCTAGTCTAATCTGTGTCTCCGAATTGGATACATTTTGTATACAAGGTGTATCCACATATTTATAAGATTTATTTTCCTTAAGCATTAGATGTGCTTTTTCATCTTTATATACTGTTTCTTTATACCTATCTTTTTGGATATAATTGTGTATTCTCCAATGTTTAATAACACATACACCACTTTCAAAAGGTATTACAAAATTCTTAGCAATAAGCATTTTTAATTCATCATCACCAGCACCTATCATTCTTTGTATCTTCCTAGGATTATTTATAAATCCATCATCATCAGCTCTCATGCTAAGATGAAAATATAGTGCTTGGGTAGATAATGACATATCTAAAAATGCATCACTATCTATTATTGTTTTTGCAAACATTCTTTTCTCTGCCATTACTACCTCCTAAGGTCTCATTAAAAATACTCTCTTCTTAGTATTGTTATTTTTAATAGATAAACCAGTTATATTTTTATTTTCATCATAGGCTATTTTTTCAACTTCAAATTTATCATTGCATTTCCATATATCCTTGCCATTATTGCCCTTGATAGAATACATATTGCAATCATCTTTCTTTACCCAAATAAATGGACTTGTATAAAGTTCTCTACCTATTCCCCAATTAAAACATGCTCTTTTAAAACTATCACTAGCTTGTCCTTTTTCTTTTTCTGTATTACTCTCTGTTCCTGTATCTTCTTTACTTACCCATTGATACTTTTCTTCATCCCATAAACTAACTATGCAATTAGCATTTTCTCTTGTATGCTCTCTTTTCCAGTTCATAGGTCCAACTGTTTCATCAAGGATGTTCATATCGCAACGAGCATCTTTGTATAGAAGCAATATACAGCCTTTTTCAGTAACGCTTTGTACTCTTACATCTATTTCAGTTTCCTTTAATGGTCTAAAAACTAACTTCTCCATACTACACCTCCTAGAATGGTATTATTAATCCTTTTTCTATCTCATATAGTAAACTTCTTAATTGCTTGTCTACTCCTTCATAATCCTCATTTTTAAGGTATTCTAGAGTTAATCCAAGCCTAACTATTAATGCAAGTTTATTTTCTTCATCCATATTTCCCACTCCTATCTAATTCTTAAACTTTCCTTCTGTTCAATTCTTGCTCCTGGTACTTCTATACCATTATCAATACTTTCTTTAATCTTTTTCTTATCTTCCTTCTCTTCAATCTTTTTATATTCCATAGGAAGTATGTTAAAATCATCTATAATAATACTAGGAGGATTTTTCTTTATTGCTAAAGTAAATATCTTACCTTTAATATCTTTCTTGTCTAAAGCTATCATAGAGCCTTCTAAATAATCCTTTAGTCCTTTTACCTTGTTTTCTAAAGTTTTTCTTCTAGTAGATAATCTAGTTTCTTCTTCCTTATATCCTTTTACATCTGCTTCTATAGACTTAATTAACTTAACAATATTCTCCGCCTTATCATCAAAGCTACCTTCTACTTCTTCTAAAGCTGCTTCTACAACTTCTTTAGGTACATCTGGATTCTCTAAAAGTTCCAGTAAGTTTAAATAATTTTGAGTTAATTCGTATAATTTCATTTACTTATCCTCCTCTGTATCAAAATACAATCTATCATCATCTTCGTTATATCTAATGTTGTTTATATACCAGTCTTGGTTATCCGCATCATATAGCTTAAATCCTTCTTCATTAAGTATGTTTATTATGCTTACTAGAATTTTTAATAACACTTTAAATGCTTTCATATTTCATCTACCCCCATTAAAGTTTGTCCATTGTTCTCATATATTCCATAGTTGTCTAAATCAACTTTATCTGTTAGAATATCATTAATGTTATTTTTTAAGTGCTCTTTCCCTTGTTTGGTCGCTAGGGATTGAGCTATTTCTTTTTTAAGCTCCTCTGATAAAATATCTTTAAGCATTCCTCCTTCTTTTTCTAATCTATCAAGTGTTCTTGGAACAACTTTATTTACAATGTCTAATATTAATCCCATACATTTTCTCCTTTAGTTTTAATAACCTCTTAGTAAATACTGCTTTATCTTTAGTTGTTATTCTTATTAAAGCCATTACAGCTAGTAAGCTTATTAAACATATTCCTACTTCGTAAGTTATCTTAAGTAAAGTTAATAGGTATATTTTTAATACATACACTTCTATCTCAACTCCTCAACTTTCTTTCTAGCTTTATTAAATTCATTTATACAGTTATTACAAAGCTTAACTCCTAAGATAGTTGCCTTTACATTTACATCACCACAACAATGGCAACCTGGTATATGTTTCTTAAGAATTATCATTTCACCTTCTGTGTACAGTTCTAATGGTTGTCATTCTTTGATATTCATTAACTTTCTTAATTCCATAGGTATAACTACCCTTCCTAATTGATCTACTTTTCTTACTATTCCTATACTTTTCATTTTTACATTTCCCCCTTATATAATTTATAAATTTCTCATTGCTACTGCTCTTGAACTAGTACTTCTGGAGCAGTTCTTTCTATATCTTCACTAGCTATTATTTCTACATTGTTAAAATACCAATTTAAGCAATATCTCTTTAACTCTTCATGTTCTACAAATACTGGCATATTTTCTTCATCTATTTGTGTTACAAATTCTTTAGATTCACCACCTGTTAAATAGACATCTATCCAAGGATATCTTTCATCTATTTCAAAGCTTAATGTTCCAATTTCAACTACTAAAATTATTGATTCCTCTATCTTTATATCTGTATCTGTTGTTTTTATCATCTTTGACATATTAAAATTCCTCACTTTCTATCAATGGTAAAATATTATTTTTCTTTAATAATTCGTATATGAATAACCTTCCTTTTTGTGTCCACTTAGTAATCATATTCACATCTTTCATGCCATTTTTTCGAGTTATTGGTATAGTTTCAGAGTGTGTATATCCTTTAGCATGATATTTAGAATATAAAAGCCATTGTTCACCTATTTTATATTGAATCTTTAGCTCATGAAGTTTATCATTTAATGCTTGTCCACTAAGTCCATAATCTTTAGCTATTTGTGTGATAGTTACAAGGCCTTTATTTTTAAGAATAATATCTGTATAATCTGCTTTAGGTTTAAGTTCTCCTATTATTTGCTTCTGTTGAGTATTTTCTAATTGAAGATTCTCTACTCTCTTATTTGCAATCTCTAAAGCTCTCTTCATTATCATTTCTGGACTATTCCAAGCTTTTTCTACTTCTAAGAAGTATTTTCTAGCTTGTTTACCTTTTTCATTACGTTGTATCATTGCTATTTCTTTTGCCATGTCTAATTTGATTTCATGATCTACTATTTCTTGAACTCCTCCAAGGGTAGGACATTTTTGGGTTACCCTTTGATAATCTACATTTTCAGTAAAACCATACTCAATCATTCTTGAAAACCACTTCTTGTATTCAGTTTTAATTTCTAAAAATTCATGTAATTCTCTACCACTTAAAGTAATATCATTTTCATTAGTGTTAATTTTTATTAATTCTTTCATAGCTTGTCCTCCTTAATTTTTATTCTGTAAACCTTATAGACTAATTACCTTAGAACTTTCTGATAATATATTTGAAAGTATTCTTTTTATATTTTCATACTTCTCCTTAAGCTCTGCATTTTCTCTCTCTAATCTTCTTTTTTCTAAGGGTGAAAATCTTTCAAGTTCTACTCCTTCTAATTCAGAAATATATTTAGGATGAAACATAGTCCCTGGAACTCCACTACATGGAGTTATAACATTTTCTGATATATACCTTCTGATGGTACTTTCATCCTTCCCCCAACGCCTCGCCAAATCTTTAACTGATAATAACCTTATCTCTTCCATTGCAACCCCCAGTTTCATATTTGATACTTTTAGATAATAAAATATTTATCTATACTTACTCCATATGTTTTATTTAATAATTTCAGTTCTGCTATACTAAAATCACCGCCTGTCCCATTAATATTTTGGTTTAAAGCAGAGTTTGATTTCTTTAGCAATTTTGCTACTTCACTCTGTTTAATATTATTTTCAACTAAAAATGATTTAAACTTTGCATATGGTGCTCTCTTTCTATTTATATCTTTCATTTTTCCACCTCCAAGTTTCATATTGATACTTTTATTATAACAAAAGAAGTTTCGAAGTCAATAACTTTTTTTAAGTTTCTGTAAATATTTGTTGCAAATATGAAACTTTAGTATTATAATTTAGATATATCTAAATTAAAGGAGATTGTTATGAAACTTATAGGTGATATTATTAAAGAGTTGAGAATTGAAAATGAACTTACTCAAGAAGAACTTGCCATTAAACTAAATAACTTATATAACACTAAGCTAAATAAAGGCATGATATCAAAATGGGAAGCAAATAAATCAGAACCTAGATTTGAATATGTAAAATATTTATCTAAACTTTACAATGTAACATTAGACTATTTGTTAGGATTATCTGAATATAGAAATAAAGAAGAAGAATTTGCTAATCATAAAAACAAAGTAATAGATTTTACAAAACAACATAATAATTCTTATATAAATGATATTCTAAAAAATCTAGAAAAGTTAAATGATTTAGGTAAGAAAGAAGCCGTTAAAAGAATATCTGAATTAACTGAAATAAATAAATACATAGATGACAAATCTCATTTAGAACCTTTTGCAGCCCACCACAAAGAAGGAAACTTTACATCTGAGGATTATAAAAATGATATTGATATTATGAATAATGACGATTTATGGAATAGTTAATTAAAGGGTGATTAAATGACATATGAGAGTTTATTAACTGAGGCTGACAGTTTAGGATTAATAGTTAAAGAAGTTGATTTCAAAACATATGATGGACTTTGCAAAGGTAATAGAATTGGTATTAATAAAAATTTAAAAACAGATAAAGAAAAAAAGTGTATTTTAGCGGAGGAAATATCTCATTACAAGTTGACAGTTGGTGATATATCTGACCTTTCCAAGATAGAAAATATGAAGCAAGAAATTAAAGCTAGACGAGAAGGATATGATAAGCTTGTTGGTATTACTAGAATAATAAATGCATTTGAACATGGAGTAAAATCACTATATGAAATGTCTGATTTCCTAGATGTTACTGAAGAGTTTCTAGAAGATGCTATAAAATATTATAAGATTAAATATGGTACTTATTTTGAAATAGATAACTATCTTATTTGCTTTGAACCAAACTTGCAAATTATCAAAAAATTTTAAGGAGTTGATATAATTGGATTACAATATTACATATAGAAAAAAGGATAACGGAATACAAGTAATAATATCGTATAAAGATAACTTAGGAAAATGGAGACAAAAATCAAAACAAGGTTTTCCAGATAATCGAGAAGGTAATAAAAAAGCTAAGATAGCTGCTGATTCAATGTTACAAGAATTAAAAAACACCATAGCTCTAAATATTGAAAATGACTATAATGATATAACATTTGGCGAATTTTCCAACCTGTATAAGGAACATATTAATTTTCATTTAGAAGCTAAAACTATAAAGTCTTATAATATTGCTCTTAAAAATTTTGAAAGACTAAATAAATTACAATTGTCTAGAATAAAACCAATTCATATCCAAACTTGTGTTGATAACATGATCAAGAAAGGTGTAAGGACATCTTCTATTAAAACTTATTTAGCTAAAATTAAGGTTATTTTTAAAGCAGCGATAGAACAATATAATTTATTATCAATCAATCCTGTTAAAAATATAAAACTAGAAAATGATAAAAGAAAAATAGAGAAAAAGGTATTATCGAATAAAGAACTAGAGTCTTTATTATCTGATATGCTTAATAAATTTAGAAACAAACACTATTATATTATAACTTTACTAGCTTCTAAATGCGGCTTAAGAATAGGAGAAATATTAGGATTACGTTGGAGTGATATAGATTATGAAAATAGATTCTTAAATATAGAATATCAATGGAAGATTAATAAAAATGGCGAACATGGATTTGGAATTCCCAAAAGTGCTAATTCTATAAGAAAAGTCCCTCTCCCTACAATAGTGATAAATGAATTAATTAAATACAATAAAGAAACTCCAAGAAATATTGATAATCGAATTCTACCATACAAAAACACCACAGCATTATCAGTAAATCTAGTGAAAAAATATCGTGAATTCGGATACGATATAACTCTTCATGAGCTTAGACATACATATGCAACTAATTTAATAGCTAATGGAATAGATTTTAAGACTGCTGCTAAGATCCTTGGTCATGATATCGAAATGACAATGAAAATATATTCTCATGTTACAGATAATATGCTAAAAAAGGCTAGCCTAGTAATAGAGGATATATCATAAGCAGAAGAATAAGGTTATTAAAATCTTCTGCTTACAATTAAAATTTTTGACGATTTTTTGACGTTTAACAATAGACTCCTTTGTTTATAAGCTTCTACATATTTTATAAACTTCTAACATAAAATATTATTGCTGTTATTTTAAAATATGTAAATCGCCTTAAAAGTATGCAATCTATTGATTTAGATAGATTTTCTCAATTGATTAAAATTATAAAACTTAATAATATACGACAATAGTTTTTGACGAATTTTTGACGAGAGAACTATAAAAAAATAGAGTAGAAAATTAATTCTACTCTGAATAATAAAATAAAATTAAGTTAATACTATTTGTATAGCATTTTTAAAATCGTGCTTGTGTGATTTATAGTTAAGGTTGGTTGCTTTAACATACTATAAATCGCATGAGCATTATTTTTATATTTTTTCTTATCTTTTAATTGCTCTCTTAAATAATTTTCTATTCCTATAATTTGCCCTCTAGATATTTCTTTATGTTGCAATTTATATTTGAATAGATCTCTTACTTTTTTATATTCTTCTTCTACTTCTGGCTCTCTTGTATAGTCTATAATTGTATCTTCTAGTTTCTTCTTATATAATGTAGGATTCATATGCCCACATCTTATAACCTCTTCTGCTTCAAATGCTTTTCTAGGTGCAACTTTAATTTTATTTACAATATAAAAGGTCACTACCTTTATAGCTGCTACCCCGACAATTATTAATAGTAGTATCTCCATTTTCTTTCTTCCTTCCTATGTTTATTTAATACCCTATTGTAGTCCTCCTTTCTACGTTTTGTATAAATCTTTTCTTGTGTTTTGTATAAATATCTTCTAATGTAATAGGGTATGTACTGTAGATTAACTTGTAGAATATAATGTAGAATCTACATCTTAATCCTCGTTTAAGTAATCTACGTTTTATGCCTTATAATTCTCATAATTAAAGGATTCTTTCTATCCAATAAAATAAGAAATGTGGAGCATAGCGAGTAAAGTAATTATTGTAATAGAAGTTGCTCCAGTTTAGAGTATGACAAGTCAGTATAAATAACTTCAAAATTACTAGAATTATACCTAATACCTTTACTTGGTCTTGATATTACTATCATTGGAAATGTTCCAAAAAAGTCTTTATAGTTTTCTCTTTCAGAATATAATTTTTCATAGAGTGTATTCATTTTTATATTAGAAGTATAATGTGTATAATCTACTTCTAATAAAGTAATATATTTATAATCTTCATATCTAAATAATACATAAGCATCTGGTCTTATTAACCCACCTAGATATATTGGTTCTATTTTAACATCTATTAGTTTGCAACCTAATCTTTTTAGTTCTTTAAGATAATCATAAATATATAGTCTATGATCATTTACTTTTTTCTCCTGGTAATATACTTTCTCCTTCTTAGCTTTACTTATATAACTTTTTAATACTCCCATATCTTCTAATTGAACCATTCTCCTACTGGCTCCTTTGTAATTACCTTTAAAGAATAATTCTGTGGCTTGTCTTAATGTTATAGCTTTATATCCTTCTATCCATTTAAGTACTTCTTTATCTCTATCAGTAATCAATCCTCAATCATTCCTTTCCTTATCTTCTTTTTAATAACTTTAGTTGTTGCTATTTCATTTTCATCTGCTTTATTTTCTGTTTTAGGAATATATAAAGGTAACTCTCTAGCCACTCCATTACTGCAATCTATAGGCTTTTTATTTAATAAGTTAACTTCTTTTTTAACTCCTGGAATAATTATTTCTGGTACATACTCATGTAAGACTTTAAAATCTTCATCTATCCAAGATGTTTTAATAATCTCCATGGCTTTACTAGTTCCATAACATAAACATTCTCTATCTTCTAGCTGTGTTGCATCATCACACTCGATTATATTTCTACTATCTATTGAGCTTATTTGTCTAAAGGTAATTCTACATAATTGGCTTTTTACATCACTAGGAAGATTTGTTGTGGTACTTCTTTGAGTAAGACTTAATAAATGTATTCCACTACTCCTACCAGCTTTTGCAATAGTTAAAATTGCACTCCAACATTTATTTTTAAGTTTTTTATCTTCTTCTGCATCTGAATCTTCTGGCATAAAAAAGGATATCTCCTCAGTAATGCAATATATTCTTTTCATTTTACTTTTATAATGCTTATTGTAGTGGTTTAAATTCTTTACACCTAATTCCGTAAATTTTCTAGATCTTTCATCTACTAATTTTGCTAACTTATCTAAATCAAAAGCTACTTCTTTAAGGTTCTTTCCTACAAACTTAACTGGCTTACATTTTTCAAATAGTCCCACTTCTCCTTTCATAATCTGCAATAAATGAATTTCTATAGAGTTACTAGAGTTATAAATTAAATTAGTTAATATGCTACTTAATAAAAAACTTTTACCAGTTCCAGTCGCTCCACCAATAAGTATATGGCACGCTTTAGTAATATCTATAAAATAATCTTCTCCATCAAATGTCTTTCCAATGTATAGCTGGTTTGGATATGCTTTTACTGGTTTAAATATAAACTTTCCTATATCTTTGTTTATTACTTTCACTTTAACTAGGCTACTAAACCTAATCTTTTCTATAGTAACTATTCCTTTAAACTTATTTTCTATTGTTTCCTTATTAACCTCTATATCTTTTGGACTTAAACCAGTTGGCATATGAATATCTAATAGATATCCATTATCTATAAATTTAACATTCATTACTTGTGGTATAAAATTAGATTTTTTACTGTGTAAATTTAATTCTCCCATAAGTTCTTCCCACTTTTTAATTACTTTCCTTTTCTTTCTATAGTTAATAGTAAATCTATAATATATACTTGTTACCGCTAGTCCTCCAACTATTGCAAGTTCCATATTAAACCCTCCATAAATATCTTTTGATATATATGTATGCTTGTATTTATAGAAAGTTTCCTATATTTATAGAATTTTTATATATAAAAAAGAACATATGATATTTATATATACCATATGTCCTCAACTTTCTTATTTAATTTCTTAGCAACTTCTAAAGCTTTTTCTAATGATGGCCCTGTCGTTCCTCTTTCCCATGAATAATACGTTTTGTAGTTTATTTCTATATACTTAGAAAATTCTTGTGGCTCCATCATATATTCTTTCATTCTAATTTCTTTTAATCTGTTATTAACCACTCAAATCACCCCCTAAAATATATTATACATTTATACGAATCAAATTTACAATAATTGTTAATAATTTAATGAGGTGATTAAATTGAAATGTAAAAGAGAGTTTATAAGAATAGATTTAAGTATAAGTTTAATGTTTATATGTGTACTTAGTTCCTTAATAATTGGATTAATACTAAAATAAAGCACCTAGATTTAATCTAGGCACTTTATTCCTATAGTTGCTTTCTTCTCTCTGCAATTAAATTCTCCAGTTCTATTAAATCCTCTTCTGTAGCTTGATTTTTTATAAAACCTCTAGCTGTAGATCTATTTCTTAAATATCTTGCTTTTTCTCTATTCTTTTCTTGCCATTTTTTATTAGCTTCCGTTTGATTATTTTTTTCTTCCATTAATAGATAACCTCCTAAATAAATGCTGTTATTATTGTTATTACTAATGCCACTATACTTATTACTAAGGAGATTATTGCAATTTTAAATGACTTCTTTTCTTCCATTTTTAAAACCTCCATGATATACTTATAATAATAAAAGAAGAAGTAAAAAGTTATTTTGTGAAGGGAGTTTCCTCCCCTCTTAGTATTATTGCTTTAACAGTTTTTCTATTAAACTTATCAAGGCGTTTATTAGATTAATTAAAGCTGTTATTAATGTGATAATCAAGGTTGTTTGTGTGAGTGTTTTAACCTTATTAACTTTTTTCTTCTTCTTTTTTCTTTGCAACTTCATCACCTCCTTACAATTATATTATACTATCGATAGTATAATATTACAATACTTTTTATGTATTTTTTTCTATTTTTATCTATTAATTTTAGACAAAAAAAGGGCTAGTAAGTAAGATTTCTCCTACCTACTAGCCTTAATAATTATCTATTTATTGTTGCATTTTTTCTTATATATGCTCTAGCACCATCTATGTCAAGTGCGTAATACCCGCTCATTTCAAATCTTGCAGTTATTAATTCTCCTGCATAGAAAGGTTTAATTTCCTTTGACCATACTCTGCATGGATATTCTGTTACTTGTAGTCTAAACCTTCTATATCTTTCATCAGTAACTCCTAAAAGCTTAACATTTGCTTTTTCTACCCAGCAACGCTTACCATCTAATTCTATTGCATAAGCCCATTGATTTTCTGCATCTGCGGTTAATAAATCACCTTTGTTAAATATTTTTACTTCTCCATCATATGTCATAGCATCACTTTTCATTTTTAAAGGTAAAGGAAATTTACTAACTTCTATTTTATTACCGCTTATTGCTTCTGCTATAGCCTTGCCAACCACATCTGCTCCAAGTTTATTATATAAAGCCACATCTTCTGTAGCTTCTACAAAGCACACCTCTACAATAACACTAGCCATCTTAGTTGCTTTTAATTCATACAAGTCACTTCTTTCCTTGACTCCTCTATTTACGAATCCTAAAGCACCTATAGCATTAACTATTCTTTGTGCAACTTCTTCATCTAGCTTAATAGCATCACTTTTGCTGTATACCCATGTTTCTGTTCCTATAGCACCATTATAGCTATTGTAAGCTTTGTTAAAGTGTATAGAGATAAATATGTCTGCACCCCAAGAATTAGCCTTAGAAACGCCATACACAAGGTCATTATCTTTATCCATATTTCCTGGAGTAACATCTAAAACCTCGTGTCCTAGTTGTTTTAAGTATTTAATCAATGCATCTTTTACTTTTCTATCTTCTACAACTTCATCTATTAAAGCTTTTGCTCCTGTTGCTAAGAAGTTATGTCCTCCCCTTACTGCTATTTTCATTTAACATCAATCCTTTCATAAATTAATTGTTGAAATAGAAAGAACAGGATTAATCCTGCTCCTTAGTAGATTTTACTGTGCCTTTTACTGTAGATTGTCCAAAATAAAAAGATACAATCATTATTGCTACAGTTGTAAATTGCTCTGTACTTACTACTTCTCTAGCACTTAGAATACAAAATACTGTTATAACTAATAATGCTATAATCTTTTTAACTTCTATAAGACTTGTTATTTTAGTTACTAATTTACTCATGCTATCTATCTCCTTTCATGTTCAAATTTATTTTTAATTTCTTTAACATCTTCTTTAATATCTTCTACTACATTAAATTTTTCCGCTAATGTATCTAATAGATCCTGATATCTTTTCTCTCTTTCTCCTGTTGTTTTAAGAACATATAGTAATAGGAATACAAATAATGCATATCCCAATCCCTGTCCTATTGCTGCTTGCATCAATTCATCCATAATTCACCTTCTTTTGCAAAATAAAAAAGAGCCTACAACTGTAAACTCTTTAAAACTTTTATATTATGTTTTACTCATTTTCTTTAGCTGGTGCTTTTATTTCTGGTACTTCAATCGGATTCTTTTTCATTTCTTCTTGCCTTCTTTGCTCAATTGCCTCTGGACTTGTAGCTTTATTTATTGCTTGTTGTGCATTAGAGTTAGCTTGATTAATAGCTGCTTGTAACTCATTTGCCTGTTGTAGTTTTGCATCTGCAATAGCTGAATCATATTCTGCTTTTAGATTTTTCATTTGCAAATCTGTATCTTCCTTAATCTTTTTTATTTCTTCTTGTAATCTTATATCAAACTCTTCTTGTGCTTCAATTTTAGCTTCTTCTTTCATTTGATAGTAAAGTTCAGAATTATTTCTTTCTGTTGCTACTGTTCCCATTGGTTTAAATACTAATGCACTAATTCCAACACCAGCCACTAAAGTAATAATAATACTTATAATGATATTTTTACTAACTCTCATAATTACCCTCCTAAAATATGTATATATATTATATTATATACATATTTTAATGAGAAGTTAAGTCCTTATAATCTTTCTGTTATTTTATTTTCTAATTGCTTGATTAAATTCTTAGTATCATCATCTAAAACTATAAAGCTTTCCTTTTTATTACTAGATGTAATAGTTCCTTGCTCGTCTACTTCACTATAAGTATGTGTTATTCTATATCCTACACTATCCTTAATGACAGCAAATCCTGTTAATATCCTCATTTATATCACCTCCATTAAAACTTCTTCTAATTTAAAATCTAATTCTTGAAGCAATATGTCTTCACTTGTTTTTACTAATAAATCCTCTTCTGTGAAGACTGGTGTGCTATCTAAATATCCATCTATATCTGGTTGATCTAGCCTTACATTTTCATACGCTACTCTTTTAGCCTTTAACTCCCAACTAAATTTAGAATTATTTTCTCCGTACACAATAAAATAATTATTATATCTTTCTATCTTATTTATTTTACCTTCGTAAACTTGAGTAAACACATGATATTCAACATTAGTGTTTATACATTCTTGTAGTATATCATCTATCCATACAATACATTCTCCATCTTTTATTGTTCCACTTCCAATATCTCCAAAGAAATACTCTGCTGTTTCATAGGCATTAATCAAACGCTCTCCGTAATGTTCTGTAGATTGTAGAGAGTTTTTAGAACCACTAGCTGCAAAATTTCCATTAATATAAGTGTTCGTACCTAAATTTATAGGATAGTTATTACCAGCCAATATATACATCAAAACACCTCCGGTATTGCTTTGTATCATAAATCCATCGTCAATACCATTAACAGAAACTTGCATTGCGAGTACATTTTTAGAACTATTTTTACCTTTGAATATTCTTGGTGTTGTTGCGTTATAAGCTGCTTCAAAGTATAGTGTATCCGGCACATAAACTCTATTTTGCAAATTAACAGCCGAATTAAATACTGCACTCTCAAGTACTCTTATAGGTGCTGGATAAGCAGGATTTTTAGCATACTTATCAAATACAATATAAGAATCATAGCCAGTACTAGTTTTATATCCTATTGTCATATATCCCTCAGTATGGTGTGCAAAAGAGAACCCTCTTACATTGGGATAATTGGATAAATAAGAACTATATATTATTCCAAGCTCTCTTCCATTACGTTCCCAATCGTAAAAATAAATATTAGTATCTTGGATTTTTATTGCATCTACGTTGTTCCAATTCTTATTTACAAATGTACCTGTAATAGTTAAGTTCCCATTTGTATCACTTGACATAACATTAGTTCCAGCTTTATTTTGTATCTTTATAGCACCATTTTTAACTGTAAACCCTGTCTTATCCATAACAAATTGTGTAGTAGTTATACTACTTGTACCAGAATTTATTGCACTACTTATTGTTGTTGTAAGAGATGTTGCTGTTAACTTACTTTCTGCTGTACTTACTCTACTTGTTAAATTTGTTACATTACCATTTATAGTACTTACTGTACTCTCTGTAGAACTTACTCTTTGGGTTATAGAACTTAAATTAGCTTCTATACTTGCTACTTTATTATTTGTTGTAGTTAGTTTAGTATCTACTGTAGAGATAGCTTGGTCAACATCTTCGGGTGCAGGTGTCCAATCAGTAGCCTTAGTTCCATTTTCAACCTTAAACATTTTCCATTGAACAGAACCACTTTGAATATAATCATGTCTTATACTAACACTCCAATATGAGTTTTTTAAATGATTTTCATGTATTTTGAAACTATACAAAAACTCATGTTCACCACTTCCAGATAGTGTTTTCTGAGGTGAACCATCAAATCTACCTGAGTTCCAATCAGTTACATCACCACTACCTTGAATCACACATTTTGCTGTTTGTCCAGTAGTAGAAACAATATTTGTATATTTATATAGCAACCTAACAGTTAAGGTATCCCCCACCTTTAGCCCCCTTGTAAGAACTCCTGCCAATACAACAATTTTATTGGTTCCCCCATCAAAGGAAGTGAATGGGGGTGAATATTCATTTGAAGTTTTTTGTGCTAAGTTTCTACCACCTATCTGTATATTATTAACTGCATTATTAACTATAGTATTTACTTCTGTAGATTCTACTTTTAAATCTATTTTATTATTAAGTTGAGTAATTGAACCTTGTATTGTAGATACATTATTATTTAAAGTCCCTATAGAACTTGTGTGACTTGCTACTGTTGTATTAATTCCATCTACTGTAGCTTTAATACTTGTATAGTTATCTTTTAAGGTAGTTACATCACTTTTAGTTATAGCACTTTCTTTTATTATTCCTTCTATATTCCCCTGTGCTATTGATATTGAAGTTGTATTAGCTTCTATTCTCTCATCAAATCCATTTACGCTTGATTTAAGAGAATTAAAGGCAACATCTAAGCTTTGTCCAGTAAGGTCTATTGCTACTTTGGATGCTTGTATTAAGCTTGTATTAGTATCTTTATTAAGTCCAGTTACTAAAGAAGTATAATTAATCTGTTGCTCTCCTATCGCATTATCTGCTACCATATTAGACTTGATTAATTTATCTGCAATAGCGTTTTCTTTTATTCCATATCCATCTATTAATGTAGTAGTTCCATCTGCTGCTATTAATATAAAATTAAAATCTCCTGCAGTATCTTGTCCTAGTTGTAACCTTACCTTATTAGCTTTATCTTTAAATTGCATTGTAGGACCTACTATAGAAAGTCCTCCATCTGCAGAAGCTAAATTAATTGTATTAGTATCTATAGTTCCTGCTTTTAATTTATTTAAGCTTAAGCTATCTATCATAGCATCTTTAATTACTGCATTAGCTATTACTACATTATCTGTTGTAAGATTTAAAAATTGTCCATTTTCTCCTGTTACAAACTTAGCTAGTAAGGTTTGTAGGTCCATTATAGTACCACTTGCTGTATCAAATTTTATGTTGCCTGCTGTTAAATCTCCTATATAAGCTACATCTATTAAAGCTTTATTTATAAGAGCCAGTTCCATTACAACTCTTTCTATTTTCTTAGCTGTACTTCCGCTACTAGAAAAGCTATTTTTATTTTTAGTTTCTCCCTTTGCTCCTATCTCACTTGTAAGTCCACCTGTATAAGTGAACTTTTGAGATAATATAGGATGTTTTCTTACTACTCCTTTTTTATCAGTTATGGTTACTATATCTCCTACATCTAAAGATAAATCTCCTTGCCATTTCAAAGAATATCCTAAGTATTCAAAACCATTTAACTTAGTGTAAATATCATTCAATATTGCTGCCGTTACCCAAGGATTTTCAAATTCTAACTCCATAGAATCTACTCCTAAGCTACCTTTACTTAAGACTTCTTCTCCTGCTTGGCAAGATATTTTCCCTATTTTATATTTAGTTTCTTCTCTTTTATAATCTCCTATAAAATAATTAGATGTTCCTATAGGGTAATTAATATCTTTAGGAGTTACTATAGTAAATTTACCATCACGAGTTATAATTGCATTCCCTCCACATATACTTGCCACATATGAAAGAATTTCTCTACAAGAAAACCCCTCCAATTTCTTAACATTATAAGACGGAAGGGTTCCTGTAAATTCTACTCCTGTTATTCTATTTAATTCACTTACTACTTGTTGCAATGTCAATGTATCGCCTAAAGTAGTTGAAAAGTTTCTTTCAAACTTCATCATATTATCAAAAGCAGTTATTTTAATTGTATAGTCAGTTTTTTCTATATCATCAATGTTATATATACCAATAGGAATATACTCTACTGTAGAGCCTATTTTTAACCCTATTTCTACTTTTATAGTACTGGTACCATATACAATATCTCCTTTATTAAGTAGTGTTAAATCAAGAGTTTGGCTAGTTGTAGCGCCTATCATAAATCCGTCAGAAGGTTGTATATTACCATCTATTATAATATCTACAATATCCTCATTTTTATAGACTTTATCTAGTATTGTAACCTTACATTCAAAACTTCTTGCTGATTCCTTTATTGCTGTTTTATAAGCTGTACTTGTTGTATAAATAATTCTCCCTCCTTTCTTAGATTTTAGAAGGACCTACTTAAACATATAATCTATAACCATTAATTCTCCTGGAGTAATATTTATATCTACATTAACTTTCTCTAAATCTATAACATGAATATCTACTTCTGTTTCTATTTCTAAAATTTCTTTTAGATCCTTATTAAAACTATCAATATCTAATATATTAATAGTTCCATCTTCCTTAGTTTTTAATTTCCCTTCTTCATCTTTCTCTCCATACTTCTCTATTAGCTTTTGTCTTTCCTTGTTATATACAGTTAATTCTCTATCTATTTTTGTTATATTTTTAGATAATGCATAACTAAGTTTGATAGGTAACTCCATTTGTGTTAATTTACTTAAAACACCTATACTATTTACTAAATTTTCATTACTTAATTTCATTTAATATTCCTCCTACTTCTCTATAAAATTCATTTTTAACCCTTGCCATTTAACTTCTCCATCAATAAAAGAATATGCAGGAGCTGTTCTATCTCCTACATACATTGTTTTAGTTACCATACCACTCATTGGATCTGGAAAAGTAACAGTAAAAAAAACACTACTTACAGCACTAAGTAATGTTTGTATTTCTGCTTGGGTTAATGGTCCCCACTCTAAATTTAATTTTCTTTTTACTGCTATTCTATCTCTTATCATTTCTCCATTTGCATTACGATTTGTTTCCCCATCTAAATCAGTTACAGTTGCTTCATATGTTTTAGGAGTAGCAATATCTACTCCATTAATCTTTATCAATATCACCACTCCTCTATACTGGTATTAATGTAATATTCCCTTGTCTTTGCATTTTTCTTAATTGCTTTAATGCTACTTTACCTATTACACTACTGTCTATTTGAAAGATTATATCTCCACTTGAACTCTCCCCACTCCCTTGTGGCATTCTAGTTGCTACTTTTTCTGCTAAATCTGTTATCCATCCAGTATTATTTTCTAATGGCATGACAGCTTCACGCCCTTGCTCGCCTATTAAAGAAAGTGTTGGACTATCTATAATTCCTCCCTTTGCTAATTTAGGAATTTTAGGTACTGTTGATATATTAACTCCAGGTACTTTATTTATAGTTCTTATCATTGAATTAATACCAGATATAGCACTATTTATCATGTCTATGATTATATTTAATGGCCATCTAACTATTCCTATTAATCCATCAAATATTCCACCAAATATATCTACTATACCCTGCCAAGCCCTAGACCAATTTCCAGAAAACACTCCAGATATAAAATCTATTAATCCATTGAATACTCTTAATAGTCCTTTTATAATATCTGCTATTACCCCAACTGCAGTTCCAATGGAATCTACTATAAAATTAAATGTAGCTATAAATATAGGAGATAATACATCAACTAAAAATCTTACTATTGGACTTATAAAGTTATTCCATAGTTCAAGAGCAAAATTAATAGCTTTCATTACGAACTCTCCCAATTCCTCTACTAATCCCTTTAGATGTTTTTCCCATAACCATGTAAGCATTTCTAAAGCATTAGTTATAATTGGTTTTATTACACCTTCCCAAACATTAATTATTATCTTTTGTATGCTTAACATAAAACCTTTTAGATTATCTATTAATGTTTGTCCATATTGTTGCCATAGGCTAGTTAATATAGTTCCTATATCCGTTATAACTGTATTAATAAATTCTTTCAAGTCATTCCATACCTCTACAACCGAATCTCTAAAACCTTCGTTAGTTTGCCATAAATATACTATGTTACCTACTAAAAGTCCTATTAATGCTGAAATAGCTACTATTGGCAAGCTTATTCCGCCTATTGCATATCCCAAAGCATAAAACGCAAGCTGTATTCCTTCTATAATTTTGCTCCAATTAGATATTAATAAAAAACTTCCAAATGCTGATGCAATTCCTGCAATTGAAGATATTATTATTTCTTTGTTGCCTACTATAAAATCTTTCATACTTTTAAACGTAGATTTTATTTTATCTGCTAATTTTTGAATCTTCTCACTAACCTCTATAACGCTAGAAAGGAAACCTCCATTTCCCATGTCTAACCCATCTAAAGAGTTATCTATGCCACCAGCTCCTCCACCAGAGCCACCACTTGTATCAGTTCCTTGGTTTAATGTATTTATTTCATCAATTCCAGCTAATGACTTAAGAGCTTTCTTTGCTTTATTTGCACTTCCTGTTGTATCGTCCAAACTGTCCCCTAATCCACCTACAGCAGAAGTTTGATTATTTATAGATTGTGCTTGTTGTTCTGCTACTTTAGGTTTACCAAATAAGGCTGTTGTAAATTGTGCTATTACAGATATAGCTTTACTTAATACATTAATAAAAATTGTTAATGGAGGTAGTATAGCGTTGTATATAGGTAAAAAGGCTTGTCCTAATGTAAGCTGAACGTTCTTTAAACTTGCTATAAATTGATTATGTCTAATCTGAGTTGTATCTGCTAGAGTTGTTCCATATCTTGCATATGTTTGTTCTAATATAGCTGCTAATCTTATTTGTTGTTGTGTTTGGAAGTTTAATTGTTGCCATGTCTTTCCATCCGCTAGCTGTTTAAATGCTTCTGTACTCTCTAACATAGAAACTTGAGTATAAACTCCTAAATCTTCGATAGCTTCTGTAGAACCCAGCATACCAGATCTAATTCTTTCTGCTGTATCTTCAAAAGTTCTTCCAGTTTTACTTGCTATAATAGATGTAGCTTTCATTAATTCCTGTGTACTATTAGCTATTTCTTTAGTATTACTTTGAAAACTTGATATTAAGTTACTATAAGTCGAACCATACTTATATCCCTCTTGAATACTCATTCCATATGCTTGTGATTGACTTTTAACCCAGTCCCCAAAAGCTTTTGCACTACCTTGCATTGTTCTATTTATATTTTCTATTGAAGTTTCAACACTCATTGCTGCTTGTGTACTTTCTTTTATTAATGCTCCAACTCCAATGGCTCCTAGAGTAAATTTTATTTTACTCATTATTCCATTAACATTCTTTTGAAAGTTATTAATATTTTTTTGAGCTTTATTAAGTTCATTTTTTACACCACTAAAATCTGCTCCACCCCTAATTAAGAGATTTTTAACTGCCAACTACCTCACCTCCCATCAAATTATTTAATAGCTTTACTTGATTCAACATTTCTTTATCTGACATTTCCTTTTTCTTTTTGTTTAATACCTTATCTAATTTAGGCTTATTCTTTCCTAAGAATTGAACTGTCCATGCTGCATTAAAATAAGCTAATGTAATCTTTTCTTCTGCTTCCTCTTCTCTTCTTTGTGCATAACTATTTATCATTAAAGAAAATTCATAAGGTGTTAGATTCCAAAAATCTAAAGGAGATATATTACAAAGGGTAGCGAGTTTTAAACTTTCTATAATAGAAAATTCTCCCTCGCTACCCTCTACTTGTTTTTTACCTCGCCACCATTAAAAGATTCTCCAAAAGCTTTAGCCATTACTTCTAAAACCTCTTGCAGATTTCCCTTTTCATCTATCAGATCCATAACTCTTGCTGGAGTTAATTTTGCATCTTCGTGTACTAATCCAGCACAAACAATAATTGCAGTTTGCTCCATAGTTAATTCTTCTAAATTTACCTTTCCTATAGGCTTTTTAAATTTCTTCTCTATATAATCTATTGCTTTCATTCCATATCTAAAATTTCTTGATTTATCTAATTCTATTGGTGTAAACATATTTTTCCTCCTATACTCCTGCTGTTGTTAAAGTTAATGTAGGTTTTCCAGAAACCTTTATAGTTGCTTCAAAGCTAATTAAATCTTCTAGACTTGCACTAGTTGAAAACCCTGTTACAACTCCATTAAATCCCCATTTTGCTTTTACAGATGCAGGGAATTCTATAGCAAACTCTTCAACAGTTCCTGATTCAAAAGCATCATACATTTTCTTTTGTCCATTAGCTTCTTCTATATCTAAATAACCACTTAAACTTACCTCTCCTGCATCCTTAAAACCACCAATAAACTCTCTATATCCACCTTCGCTATCTAAAGTGGTAGTATCTAAAGTATCAGCGCTTAATTCAATTCCACCAATTTCAGTTAATCCTCCTACTTTTACAGCAGAAGCACTTTTACCAATCTTTAAAACTGTTCCTAAGCTTCTATTTGCCATTTACTATTCCTCCTTAAAATAAATTGTTGCAGGGATTATTCCCCTATAAACTTTTAATTGATTTTCATATATTACTTCTGTTTCTTCTAAAGAAATCTCTTGTATAAAAAAAACACCTAACATTGTATCAGTTAAGTGTTTTAGCATAATTTCTAATATTTCTTTTTTACTATTTGCTTCACTAAATGTTTTTGTAAATACATTCAAAACAATATTAGCTGTATATAACCCATCATATCCATCTAATGTTTTATTCTCTATCTCTCTATAAAAATATACTAAATAAGGGGTTTGCTCTCCTTCTGGAGCATTTGTAGGATATACTTTATTATTAAAAATTTTATCTAATTCTTTTACTAACTCAGTTATCATTTATTAAGCTCCTTCTCTATCTTATTTTGCATATTTTCTATAATAGTCTTTTGTACCTTGCCAGCGTTTTCTTCTAAAGCTTTTTTAAGAAAATGATAACCAGGTATATATCTCCCATTCCTTGCAAAGAATCCATATTCCATACTAGCTGGATAATATCCAGTTACTTTTCCTTCTTTATTTCTTTTTTGGAACACATTATTTTTTGCTCTATCAAAAACTACTTGATAAACTTTTTTCCCTTTGATTTTAGATTTCTCACCAACCATTTTTATACCACTTTTAAGTTCCCCTGTTTCTACTGGCGATTTATTCTTTGCATCTTTAAAAGCAACATTCATTCCTTTTCTAACAGAAGATGTTACATGCTTTTGTGGTACTTCACCAAGTCTTTTAAGTGTTCTATCCAATTCTTTCATTCCTTCAATTTTAACTTTCATAACATCTCTCCTTACACATTATTTGTAATAAGATATTCCTTTCTTGAAAGTTTATTGGTGGAGCTGTTATTTCAAAATATCTATTTCCAAACTTTACTCTCATAGCTGATGTAATTCCTTCAATATATCTAATATTAATTTTGTGAGTTACTTCACTATTAGTTGTTTCAGCTGCAAAAAAATCTTTACCACTTAAAGGATATATAGCTGCTCTAATTTCTAAAAAATCTATCCAAGATTCAATTAATTCTCCATATTTATTTCTGATTTTATCTATCTTTTGAATTGTAATATGATGTCTAAATTCTCCCGAATTAATTCTATATCTACTCATAAAATCACCTACAATAAATTAATACAATGCATATCTAAAATAGAATTAACTACCTTATTAGCTTTATCATTATCTACTGTATAGGCTCTATTATCATACATTTCATTACAAAGTATCATTAAAGCTATTGTTAAATCTTCTTTTTTATCTAAAGCTATATCATCTAATCCTGTATAACTTTTTATATATGATTTACAAGCAGCTAAAATGTTACTAAAAAGTTTATCATCTAAATCATAGTTAACTACTGCATACTCTTTTAAATCTTCAATAGTAACTTCGCTAATCTTCATTAGCTTCACCCTCTTTTTTCTTATTTACCTTTACTTCTTCAATATATCCAGCTTTAAGAAGATCTTTGAGTGTAGCCTTATCGCTACACTCTTTAATTTCACCAGATACCATAGAAAAAGCTCCTGCAAAACTTACTTTAGCTTTTACTTTCATGCTTAACCTCCTAAGCTGATTTTTGCACTAATGCCGCAATCTTCTTTTTGTCAGTTATTTTACCATCATATTCTCCATATCCAACTACACCAATCATGTATTTAGTAGCATACTTTTCTATAAGCACTTGCACCTCTACTGATTTAGTAGCTTTAATTGTATATCCAGTTAAATCAGCAAATACTATTGATTTCGTACCGGCTGCTATTTCAGGCATTGAATCAGATTCGATAACTTTATTACCTAAAATCATATATTCATCTTCCTTGAAGTACGGTTGTCCATTTCCATCTTTTAATTTACAAATAGCTGTATATGTTGTAGGATTCATTATCCATACTCCTTTAGATCTAAATCTTTGTTTTAATGAATGCTTTAAGCTTACAAGTTCATCATAAGTTATTGCTGTAGCAGCTGCAGTTTCTATTGTTTTTGTAGTTGAAGTTATTCCAGTAATCTTACTAGAAGTACCTATTATAAATTCTTTTTCTAATTTTTCTGCTAAAGCTTCTGCTATTTTTCTAACTACAAATGATACAATATCAAAATCTGTATTATTAACAAGTTTCTTTGAAACTAGAGATAAAGCTCCAATAACATATCCTGTTAAGTCTACAGATGTAAATTTACCTATATTATCTGTTAAATCTTCTCCTTCATCTACATAATCTGCATTTATATAGTTAGTTGAATCTTCTCCATATACTGGTACACTTACCTTACCATTAGTAGGTATTACATCTGCTAATTGTAAGAAAGGAACAATATCCCTTACTTCTTCAATAATTCTTTTAGCAATAGATGTTGGTACAATTACACCATTATTCCCTTGTGTTAACTGTATTTCTCCTACTCTTAACTCCTCTTGTTTATCTCTTAAGAAATTTTCAAATGCTCTTTCTTCTAATTCTTCTTGAGATGCTTCTTCTTCCTTATTTTTATTTATTTTTTTAGGTTGCATTCTTTGTTCTTCTTCTATAGCTGCTAAAGTTGTGTCTATTTTCTTAATTTCCTTTTTTATTTCCTCAAACCTTGTTTCTTCTTGATCTGTTAATGTTCTAGTTTCAGCCTTAGCGCCTTGAACTATTTGATTCATTTCAAGCATTAAATCTGTTCTTTTTTCATCTAATCCCTTCTCATTAGTAGGTAATGTTCTATATTCTGCAATTCTCTTTTTTATCATAATTTTTATTCCTCCTTAAATTTAAACAAAATAAAAAAGCCCTATATCTAAGACTTTTTAAGATTTTCTATTTCATTTTCATATTTGCTATAATCGATATCTGTTCTTTCTTCTTTTTTCTTAGATTCATCTACTGTTATAGCTTTAAATTCAGTTAATCTATTTTCATTTAAGACTTCTTTATCATCCCTCATTTCAATAGATGTCGCTATATAAGCTGGTGCTCTTGTATTATCTACTATAGTAACTTCAAATAAATCTAGTTGTTCTACAGTTCTTTTTTCATATCCGTTTTCTTGTTGTTCCCAATGATCCTTTTCTGCATAAAATCCAAAACTCCAACCTCTAAGTTCTTTATTTTTAGCTTTTTCTATGACCTCTGTATCAGTTACAGTACATATTGCTCTTAATCCTATACTATCTTCAAACAATTCAAGATTTCCTTCTGATGTAGAACCTAGCTTTCTATTTTTATCGTGATTTAAAAGTAAATCTACATTATCTCTTCTTTCTAAACTTCTTTGAAATGCTCCCGGTTGTATTTTTTCTACGAATTTACCTCTCACAGAAGGAATAGGCTTACTTTCTCTATCTACTGCATTAACATACCCATCAAGTAATACGCTGTCATTCCTTATCTCTATTCTCATCTATCTCACCTCCTTTCATATCTGATGTTTTATTAGTATTTGGTGTATAAACTGTTCCTTTTTTCGAGTTGTATAAAACATCATTTAATCCTAATAATATAGTGTCTTCAAACAATGGATTAGGCTCTAAATCTTCCTTATATCTGACTTCATTAACTCCCATTATTTTATTTTTTATTGCTATTTCATATGCTTTAAATCTTTTTTCAATGTCCCCTTTTAGTAGTTCATTAGTATCAAATCCAAAATAAAAAGACTCCTTCTCTTTTTCTAGAAGTAAGTCTCTATTTATACTAGCTACTAAATCATTTAGTATAGGTAATATAGCCATTTTAAACATTTTGTCAAAGTCACCTTCATTAGCTTTACCATCACCACTTATAATGCTAGGAGGTATATTAAAAATCTTGCATATTTCATCACCATTAGCGACTTTATTTTGATTCATTTGCATTTCCATAGGAGTTGCTTGTGCATCCTTAAAAGTTAAACCTTTATTTAGGACCACACAATTTTCAGAATTACCAGAGTACATATTTTTCCATTGCTCTTTTAAATTAGCAATAGCTTCTTTATCTAGTTTACTTTCTGCTTCAATAAAACCTTTTTTATTTCCTCCAGTTTTACTTAATATATTCTCATATTTAAGAGAATTATAAGCAACACTTAATAATATTGGATTTTCTTCTATGATCCCGTATCCATCTGAACCATTATCAGTATGCCTTAATAACTTTATAAAATTATAGGGCTTATAAAAACTTCCTTGTACTATAACATCATAATTTTTAAAGATAGGATTTATTGAAGTACTTATATATACTTCATCTTCTTTTACATAATGTAAGCTTACAATCTTCCCTTTATCTTTATTAATATAAATGTATCCATTTCCCATTAGTAGATAATCAATAATCAAAGCTTTTTTCATTTGATATGCTGTTAACATATCTCCTGTTTCTTCATTTAATAATTTTAGCCTATTATCAACTTTTACTTCTTCTACCTTACCATTTTCCTCTTTATATAACTTTATAGGAATACTGGCAACTAAAGATGATATTAACTCTACACATCCAGCTAATGTTGGTATATTCAAAGCTTGTACCCTTGTTATGTTATCAGTTATTAAGCCTGCAGCTAAAAGTAAATCTCTTAATCCAGTTCCATCAGATTCTAAGCTTTCTCTTTCTTCCTTTTTCCTTCTCCAAAATCTCAAATCCATCAATTCACCTCCTCTCAAGGAACTATATTTATACTCTCCTTTAAATAACTTGGATAGTACAATCTACTGTATTTAATTGTTCTTGTTGCAATAAGTAAATAGCATTAATTAAAGCTACTACCATATCAACTTTACCTTCTGACTTCTTTTTATTTACATACTTATTTTTATTAGTATCTTCTGTAACTCTAGCGTTTTGAAAGTTTATTTCTAAAAGCCTATTTTCTTCATACTTAAATTTCTTACTTAGTACTTTTTCTTCTAGAAGTTTTGTTGGCATATGTAAGACTGAACTATGTTGCTTGATTTCTACCATTTCATATCCTGCTGCTTCTAACTTTTGAGCTGTGCTTAGTGCATTCCATCTATCATAGCCTATTTGAAGTATTTCAACTCCATAATCCTCTTCTAATCCTAATATAAAGTCCTCCACTTCCTTATAGCTTATTACTTCATCTCCACAAGCAAAGCACACACTAGCTTTAATTAACTTTTTATAATCAACATTCTCTTTTTTAGATTTCAACTCTATTTTATCGTTTGGTATGAATCCCCATACCCTAGTATAAATATCACCTTCATGCTCTGTTACCATAGCTACAGCAGTATTATCTCCACTTTGTGATAAGTCAAATGCTAAATACACTTTTTTACCTCTCCAAAAATCTTTATTTTTCACAATTTTACACTCCCTCACCTTCGTAATTTCAATATATCCTTCTACTCCTAAGCCCTTATATTTTATGTTATTATGCTTGCACAAATAATTTTCTCTTTTATTTTCATACAAAACAGCCATTGTTCTTTTTTTCTTTATTGCATTAAAAATATGCTCCCACTTTAAAGTAACTGGATTAGCTTGATAAATTATCAAATCTTCACTTTGCCACTTATCCTCAACTAAAAAATCATCATCTGGTTCATATAAAAGACTAAATCTTCTTTCATCATCCATTAAGCCATCTAAAACTTTTTTAGAAATATCAATTTCAGTTAACATTGCATTATTATCATTAGGATATTGAGTTGAAATAATTATCCCTAGCTTATTAAACAAAGTAACTTGTGATGATCTCATTGCTTCAATAGGGTAATCATCCATGGCTCCTGCTTCATCTGCTAAAAATGCATTTGCTAGCTTTCCATCCATTTTATCTTCTGAATAAGCCAAAGGGATATATTCACTATCTGTAAGTAAACATCTAACTTCACTTCTTAAAACCTTAAAAATCTCATCATCTGCTAAAAGTGGACTTGATTTAATAATTTTTCTTATAGCAACCTTTAATTCGCTTGATAGTTTTAAATCTGGTGCTACTGAATAAAATCTTGAAAATTGCTTGTCAGTAATAAGTAATATAATAAAAATAACAGCCGAATTGAAAGTTTTAAAATTCTTTCTAGCTATCTCTAGCAAGGCTGTTTCATAATATCTTATATCTAAATTTTTATCATTTTTAAGTTTCGTGCATAATGTAGCTATAATTAAAAACCATGCATAATCTTCTAATCCTTCATCCATTGGACACATTAAATCTGGATGAATCATTAGCTTAAGGATATTTATTATCTTTTTAATTTCTTTTTCATCAACATAAGCTTCTTCGTTATCCCCTTCAACTATCTCTAACCATTGTATAGCTTGTTTCTTTACATACTTAGGTACTCTTCTATCTGTATTATTAGCGCAGAAAATAGCATATTCATAAGCTTTTGTACTCTTAACCATTTCCATTCAATACTTTCAATATAGTTTCTTTAGCACTATCACTTTCTGGCTTTTTAGGGATAACTCTTAATGCACTAGCTATAGTCATTATGTTTTCTTTTTCTATATCTAAAAGCATTTTTCTTTTCGGCTGTAATTGTTTATCTAATTCTACTATAGATCCTATGATTTCAGAAATTGACCTTGCAAATTTTCTAGTTTCCTTAGCCATTTCTTCATCTTCAATATATTCTTTAGATAATTCAAATTGCTCTTCTAATTTATCAATAAGTTCATAAAGTTTAACTTTTTTATCTTCAAATTCTATGCATTCAGCATAAATTAAACAATATCTATTTATTACAGCTTCATATATTGCATCATTTTTTTCTATTTTCTTAAGGAGCTCATTGATACGCTTAAACTCTTTATTAGCTATTTTATTTTTCTTTACTTCACTTCTAACTTTCAATGCAGTTCCGGTACTTAGAGCCTTTTCTCCTTGCTCTCTAACTTTTAATTCTTTCTTAGTTCTATGAGATTTTCCTTCACTTTTTAAAACTGAAAATGGCTTTGGTGGTGTAGGCATATTATCAACTCCTTTCTAAAAATTAATTTTAAAAGCTGATGTGGGAATATTTTATCTACAAAGGTGGATACGTGGTGTCGCTAAGCACCTCTCTAAAAGTCATACCCCTAGGGGGGATATGTATTCTATTCCTCTATCATACTTCTTAATAATTCTCTAGGTATTTCTCCCTTCTCTGCTAACTCATGATGATACTTACATAAACTTATCAAGTTATCGTCCTCTAGTCTTAACTCATAGTTCTCTCTCAATGGTGTTATATGATGTACTTCTATATCTGTATAGTTATATTGTTTTAATGTATTGTATAGTTTCCTTATACATACTTGGCATAGTCCTTTATCCCTATCCTTTATATTATTTCTTTTCCTTTGCCATGCTTGTGTATTTCTAAAGCTATCCTCTTCTGTTTTCTTATACCTCTTCTTTGTTGGTTTATTAGGACATGTGTATTTACTATCATGTATTCTTCCACAATACTTACAGCTCTTTAACATATTTAAGTATTCCCTCAATCTCTTTATTAATTTCTTCTTGCATATCAATTAATTTATAATTAGTTTCTATTATATTTTTATTAGTTCTAATCTTATAAATATCAACTATAATGTAACTTATCAAAGTAAGTATCAATACTATACTTAGTATATCATTTAGCTTTATTTTTATATTCTTCATCACTTCACTTACCCTCCTAATATTAAACACATTTAATGATTTCTACATCGCTTATTCATAACTTTCTTTATATATTAAAAGCTAGTAAGAAACAGTTGATAGATAATTAAGGAAGTGTTACCTCCTTTTATTTTTAATATTTTTTATTTTTAAAGTTCCTTACTAGCTCCTGCAGGCTATTTTTGTCTTAATGCTCCATTTACCCTTTGGTATCTTCTTTCCCTCATACAAGTTTCTAAATCTTCATAAGGTGATAGAGTAAGTTCTATCTCTTCACATTTATTATGATTCTTGCATAAAGGATTATGGAATAAACAAGCACACTTTAGATCTTGTCCTATCCAATTACTTAGAAATACATATTGTCTTTTCTTTACCTTACCCATATTATCACCTCACTTTATATAAAATAAAAAGAACCCTATTTCTAGAGTTCCTTATTGTTATTCTTGTAAAAATTTTTCTTGTTGTTTTATTAATAAAGTCTTTTTCTCTACAAAGAATTTCATATCTCTTTCAATTTCTTGTTTTGTTCTAACTTTACTTTCAATCTTAATACCTAAAGGCATGTTGTTTTCCTCTTTAAATTCTTTAGCTATTACTTCCATTTGTTCATTTATTAATGCTTGTTTATATTCTTCAATATAATTTTCAACGATTTCTTCTAAACCTGATACAAGTTCTTCATATGCAATCTTTTTGAATTTATTCTCATCCATATTTCTCACCCCCAATTACAATTTTATACTCTACTGTAAAATAAGTAAAGCACTTAACTATTATTATGCTAAGTGCTTTATAGGGGTTAAAAACTATGGAGGACTTTTACCATGTCCATACTATTATTATAAGCTATATAACATATAATATTTTCTCAACTTTTTATCACTTTTTTATCACCTTAGGAATGTATTCTCATACTCTGCTATTACTTCTACTAATTCTTCTCTCTTTCTATATGCTGTTGCTTGTGCCATGTTTAACTTCATTGATATTTGTAATATATTCTTTTTATCTCCATACTTTAATTCTAAGAATCTCTTATCTTCTTCATTTAATAGATCTATATTTTTATTCATATATTCTATATATCTTTCCATATCTCTTATCTTAGATTTATACTTTAGTATTTTCTTAGTTGTTTCTAAGTGCTCTCTTTCTAATCTATCTATTAACTTACACATTTCAGATTCTGCATAGCTTGTACCACTTGAAGATGATTGAACTCTTTCTTGTATTCCTATTCCATTTTGATAGTAATCTATAGTTACATTAGAATGCCTAATATCATACTCAATAGTTTTTATTTCTCTTTCCAGCCATGATATATCTTCCTTGATACTATATATTTTTTTCTTACTTTCATAATATCTATATAACTTTCCTTCTGTCTTTCTAAATAGCTCTTTATCCATTCAACCCCTCCTTAGCTATCATACAAGCTACTTTCCAATATGCTTGAAGTAAATTAGTTTCCTCTGTATCACATTGTTGATCATCTCCTCCACATCCCGTATTTCTAATTGCTATAGTGTAATAATCCCATGCATAATAACTTTCTACTTTACCATTAGTTTTATCCTCTATAAACTTTCTTAGTTGTCCTTCTGTAAATAGTGGAATTCTGTATTTACCTTTACCATCTTCAATAATTTTTGTTTGTCTTTTACTACCTATAACTCCAATAATAGAATCATCATTATTAAATACTACAGTTTCAAATTGAAATATATCCCCAATGCTTGGCTTCCACCAATCCAAAAACACCTCTTGTACTCCTACAGGCTGTTCTTTAAATTGTTCTACTGTTATAAATTCCATGCTATACCTCCTATTTATCCCAAAGAGAATCTAAAAATTCAATATACCCATTTAACTCTTTGTCGCTCATTCCATCTATATTAGCATTTCCTATTACAAAAGCTTTTTCGCTTTCTCTTATAAATTCTCTGTATGTTTGGGTATTTTTACAATCTTCACAATCGCATATTCTTTTATCTAAATTTGATTTATTTAACATTCCAATTCCTCCAAATCCCAATCCTTACAACAATCAGCACAAGCATTTTCTTTATTTAAAGTACACGACTCACAATTTAACTCTTCATCTTCTCTCAAATTTTCAAACATTCTACCCCTCCTATAGAGTGGACCATATAAGATCCACTCGTAATATTTCTGTAATTACGTATTATTTCTGAATGACGTATCACTTTATATTGAAAAAATTTTTTACTATATCTTTTATACTTCTACTTGATGTGCAACATTTAAAATTTTCACAAGTTTTATTATCCAACACATCATATATAAAAAGCATTTTTTCACCAGTAATAGTACAATCTGCAATACTCTCATCTAATCCAAATCTTAAATGCTTACACCAATTACAATTCTTTTTATATATAGGTTTAAATAATCTTTTTAATTTCATCAATCCACTCCTTGATTCATAATAGTATTAATTTTTATTTTATTTATGATTTGCCAATTAATTTAGTTTAGTTTTTAATAGCCTTGCTTGTTTTAAAGCGATTGAAATAAATCCACTAAAATCTATCAATTCCTTTGGCAATCTCTTTACGCCATTATTAAGTTCCACTGTATAAAGTGATTCAAGGCACTCAATTATATCTTCGACGCACTCAATTGGTGTGCTTTCTTCTTCAATCTGTTTCATTCTTTCATTAACGTTAGACATACTCATTCCACCTTTCTTTACTTCGTAATATTTACAAATTACTCTTCTCTATCATTTCTAGTAGCTCCATATATCAATGTCCAATAAAATAGTACTGCTATTAACCATATAACCACTATTTTCATATGCTACCCTCTCAATCTTTTATCCAATCTATCTATTTTCTTATCTATCCATTCTTCAATTTTTGTCTTATCATACATAAGTTCCAATTGCATTAACATTATAAATACATCTGCAATTTCTTCTTCAACGTTATGATCCTTCCCCCTCAAATCTTTAGACAAAGCTTGTTGTAGTTCTGCAAGTTCTTCCATAGCAACTATCTTCTGCATGCCTTCTCCAAATGTGTCTATTGCTTTTTCCATTACTTTTAATTTATCCATTAATGGCCCTCCATAATTTGCTATCATCTATATAGAAAAACTCTCTCTTTCTACCTTTGTATTTAACTTTACTTCTCTCTTCTATTGCTTTAGCTTTTATCTCTTCTCTGATTTCTCTATCTCTTTCACTTTTAATATCTCTATAAAGCCTTTCTATAGATGGCACTTTAAGAGTTGTTGTTTCTCTTAAATACGTTACTATTTCATCTATGTTCTTTTTCCCTATATTTTCTTTTATATATTCTCTAGCAACTGATGAAGAGTATCTATTTCCAACCTTATTCATAGCCTTATATCCTTTCAAATACCTTTTTAAATTCATTACAGAAGCTTTCTAGCTCTTCTATATTGCTGAAAGCTAGTTTATATCCTTCACTTTCAAGTGCTACTCCTAGTCCTGTTTTTGCTTCATACACACCGTTCTTTCCTTTTAACTTAACTTCTTTTATGACAACTTCCTCTAATACTTCTAAATCATCTGATTCTTTCTCTATTTGTCTTGCTACTTCTGTTGCTATCTTCTTAGCATCTTCTTTTTCTATAGCTTTTTTAATATTCTTGTTATCTTCTAAAATATAAGCCGCTGCATCATCTAACACTTTTTCATCATCTATCTCACCAAATGTTCTATTAATCATATTCTTAGTAGCTTTAGGAAATTTAAATACAGTTTCTTCTATAACTTCCTTTCTGCTCTTTCCTTGTGCTATTAATCCCTTCATAAATTCTCTAACTTCTATTTGTAACTTAGTCATATCAACATTCTCCTTTTCTAATATTTTTCTTTTATCTTTTTCATCTAACATAAATTCTTCCATCAAACTCTGTACTTCTCTTATTTCTTTAAATGTAGAACCTTTAGTCACTAAGACAGATATAAAACTTCCATATATCAAATTTGTAACTTGCTCTGCCTTATCTTTTGTTATCTTATCTATAATTTCATTCATTCTCTTAGTTTCATTTGCTGATAACTTCTTAACAAAATCTTTATCCTTTTCTATTTCTCTATCTCTTTTTCTTCTTTCTTGCCTATTCATGCTCCCTCCTATAGTCTTTCACACCGCTCTTTTAACGGACCATAAAAAGTACCATCTAGCTCTATAATGTAATTGTTCTCATGTTCAAATAAGAAGTTCCATACAGAACCTAAAGTAAATTTACTATTAAGTTC